TTCTCTATATGTTTGCATCCATAATACAGCAGGTTGCCTATAACCAAAATCTATACTGCAAAAAGTAGGTAAATTAGGATCGTATTTAAAATCACCCATGTCAAGATTACGATCAAAGGGATAAACCCTACCTGCAAAACTTGTAAATTTCGCACCATACTCTTGGTCATAAACTTCTTTTGCCAAATTTCTTTTAGCTTCAAGTAAATCGGTATCCCTATTACCGTCAGGATAAGCATAGTTATTTTCATAACTAGGGCTATTAAAAGAGTGCCACATTTCATCTTTTTGCCCAAGTAAGTATAAATCATATATCCAATTAAACCCTTGCGGTGTTGTTATAAAAAGAGCTTTACCTTTTCTGTCTGAAAGTGTAGGTCTTAAATACATTTCCCACGTCTTTTTCTTTATCTTTGCAGCCTCATCAAGTATAAGCAAGTCTAAACCTTCACCAACTAAGCTATCAGGTTTATCAGCACTTTTACCTTCTACTACACTTCCCCACTCAAATTCTATATATTGATCTTTATACGAAGCTCTAGTTGTTTCAAATCCCTTTTCAACAACCATTTTATGCCAAATTTCTCTAAATATCTTTTCAGAGCCATCATAAGTCGGTGCAACGCACCATACTCTTTTATTAGGCTGTGCAAGTATAATTTGAGCTTCTATAGATGCACTTACAGACTTTCCCCACCTTCTTCCACAGACAGCCACACAAAATCTCCAATCTTTATTTGGAAAGTGCAACTTTTTTTGTCCATTATGAGGAACATAATCTATAAAGTTAAACCAATTCTCTTTAAATTCCTTATTTTTCATTGTATCTACAAAAAACAATTTAAGATATTTTTTATAAAAATACACTATATATAGTGTGCTTTTATGAAAAAATTATTAATATACCACCATATTTTAGTTTATTTTTAACAAAATAGGAGGGCAGTATGTCCGAAGAAACACAAGTAGCAACCAAAACAGCTAGTGAGGGTACTACACAAGAATCGACCACAAATACTCCTGATGTAGGATCGTTAATTGCAGAAAGCAAAAAGTACAGACAAAGGAGTCAAGACGCTGAGGCACAACTTGCAAAACTTCAGTCGAAGTTAGAAACTCAAGAAAATGTCAAGTTAAAGGAAAAGGAAGAATTTAAAACATTGGCGGAGAAATTTGAATCTCAAGTTAATGAATTAAGTCCTTATAAACAAAAATATGAGGCTATGGTTGATGCTAAAAGACAATCATTGTTAAATAAGATTCCTGAAGATAAGCGTGATACATTTAAAAGTAAAGATTTAGATGTTTTAGAGTTTATGGTTGATAATTTAAGTCCAAAAGACAATCTTCAACCAAGTGCTAGAGGTTCAGTTCCTAAAAATCAAGAGTTTGGAGGATATGAATCTAAATTAGATTGGGTTTCTAAAGATCCTGAAGGTTACGAGAAAGCTAAGCAAAAAGAAAAAGGTGGTATTTTTGGAGATATTTTTGCTCCAAAACAAAATCCTTTTAGTGGATAATGGCTACAGTAAACGGAAAGAAAGAAAAAATATTCAATACTGATTTTGATCCTGATGATAGGATTAAAATGACTACTGATGTTGAAGGTTATCCTACAGTTACTATTGATGGGAAACCTGCTACACCTTTCGATCATGTAGACGCTATTCAAGAAAATGTCGAAAGACACAATAAGGGCATGGCTCCTCGCTCAATAAGATCATTTAATGGTTTTGGTAAAGGAACTCTTAGAAAACCATATAAAAATTAACAACCCCTACTAGAAGGCTAACAAGCAGTTGATAGAGGGATAAATAGAGGTTTGTAATGGCAACAACACAAAAATCGTCATTTGCGAATTATTCAGTAACAGCAGCAGATAATATATTACCTGACGTGGTAATGGCGTTTAAAAAGAAAAATGTAATGGCTCCTTTAGTATGGACTGCTCCTGCAGTAACAGGTGCAGCATCAGTAACTTTTGTAGATATGACAGCTTTAGCATCTACAGATGTTGATGATTTAGGGGAAACAGCCGAGCAAGGATCAGATGCTATAGCAACTGGTGCTCACGAATGTATAATTAAGAATTATGTAGTTCGTGCAGATATTTCAGACTTAGCAAGATTAGGTTCTGCTTATGATCTAGAAGGTGGAGTAGCTGAAAATTTAGCTAATGCAGCTTCATTAAAACTTGACGATTTATTGACTGATTTATTTTCAGGATTTAGTCAAACATCAGGTGCAGCAGGAACTGCTTTGTCTTTAGACTTGTTTTTTGATGCAGCTAGACAACTTCATGCAGCAGGTGCTCCTATGCCATTTAGCTATGTTGGTAATAGTAAGCAAATTTGGGGTGCTAAAGGTATTCAAGGCTTAACTGTTGCAAGTTCTGCAGGAACATTAGCAGACAACGCTGTATCAGCAGCTATGCTTCAAAATGGATATGTAGGTCAATTAGGTGGAGTTAATATTTACTTTTCTGAAGAAGTTTTAGAAGATGGAAATAACGACTGCCCTGCAGGTATGTTTTCACAAAAAGCATTAGGATTAGGTGTATCTTCAGCAGGATTGATAAATGTTGAAACTCAAAGAGATGCGTCTTATCAATCAACTGAGTTTGTATGCTCACTTAAATGTGGTGTTATCGAAGTAATGGACACATTTGGAGTATATATGCTTACTGATGTTTCTTAATAGAGCATATTAATAATATTATATGGGTGGCTTTAATTAGCCACTCATATATTACAGGAGAATAAATGTCAGAAAAATATTTTAAAAAATCAAAAGATAAATTCAAAGTTGGATATTCTAGTAAAGTTTTTAAATATAACTTCAGAGTTCATAAATTAGAAGATTTACAAGAAAGATTTGTAGAGTGCGATGTTAATGGTAAAGAAATAAAAAAAGCACCTAAAAAAGCTAAAAAAGAAGTAAAAGAAGAAGTAAAAGAAGAAGTAAAAGAAGTTAAAGAAGAGGTAAAGGAAGAAGTTAAAGAAACTAAGGGAGATAAATAATGAGAAAATATGCACAGGTAGAGGCTTCTAATTTATCTTTAGGACAAGCAGGTTCAGTATTTATAGATGATACTGCTCAACATACAGGTCCATATATGGCTATTACTGCTATTGAAGATTCAGTTGTAGATGTTAGTGATTGTACTAATATAGCAAATACAATGGATGATGCCGCAGACTTTACTATTCCAAAGGGTGTAACTATATATGGTTATTTTGCAGTTTTTTCTTTGGGAAGTGGTAAAGTTATAGCATACAAAGGTTAATATGTTAGGATTAGGATTAGGCACATCTAAAGGTGGGATGATTGATGCCCTCGCACTTGTAACCAATACTAAATCAGTATTATTTGATGGTAGTGATGACCATATTGATTGTGGTGATATAACAGTATTAAATGGGCTTGGCAATTTAACAATATCAGCTTGGATTAAAGTTCCTGCAACAGGATCAACAGAACCCATATTCACAAAAATAAAAGATGATAATGAAGGAATATTTTTTGCTGTTAATGGAAATCATATTATATTTCAAAATGAAGCAGGTAGTGATAATTATGCAAGATTTGATTATGATGATGTTGATGATGAATGGCATCACGTTGCAGTAACCTTTGATGGAAGTGGTGCTGACAATGCTGCTAAAGTTGTAATGTATTTAGATGGACAATCTCAAACAATAGAATTTAGTGGAACATTTCCAAGTGCAACTGATTCTGATTTATCAAGTAAACCTTTATATATAGGTGCAAGAAAATATTCTACTGCTTTTCATCCATATCAAGGAAACATTGATGAGGTAGCTTTTTGGAATGACACTTTAACAGGTCCTGAAATATTGCAAATTTATAATGGAGGTAGTGCAACTTTAGATTTATCTGTTAATTCAGGTAATTATTCATCAACTGCTAATCTTCAAGGTTGGTGGAGAATGGGTGATGGAACTTTAGATGAGCATCCTTTAGTAGCAGATCAAACTAATGCAACATTAGGTAGTGAACTATTTAATGGAACAGATAAAGGTGTAAATTTATTTACTTCAAGTGGTGGTGGGGTTGTACTAACTATCGCATATAGTTCTGAAGAATGGATTATGACAGGCAATGGTGGAGATTCAATAGGATTAATGTATCTATCTGACAGGTCTGCTAATGGTGGTTTATCAGAAGATTTAGAAGCAAATACACTATATAAAATAACATTTGATGCTAAAAGAAATGCTGTTGGGGCTACAAGTATTCAAGTTATTGGAGCTAATTCAACTACACATTCATTGACAACTA